CCCGTGTGGGACTCGCCTTTCTCACCTTTAACAAGGTGAGAAGGGGAATTACTCTCCTCCAGAGTACCACCCATTTTCTGACGGCGTTCTGCCAGAAGAGGATGGATTTTCCAATCAACCCTTAACCAAGCGGAGATTGCTATGAGAAAGGTCCACTATTTTGTTAGTAGACAAAGTTCAACAGATTCCTACCTTCTTTTTGTCGTTAACGACGGTTTTGTTAACGATTTTAAAAGACGTGTTGGAAGAGTTCGAAAGAACTTTATCATCTGGAATAACCGGAGTTTCGATGTTAGACACATTGATCTCCGACTTGTTCCACCTGATTCTTTCTTCCGAATTGTGGTCATCGATTCAAGTAAAAGCTTTAGCTCTACTTGGGTCGTTGGCTCACTTGTTTCCCTTTATTTAGAGTAGCGATACTCTAAATAACTTTCTCAACAATGCTCCGTACGTTCGGGGTATGATTGGAGATTGCGTTGTTGCTGGCTATCAATTGAGGTAGTCAATGACAGCGGGGGTGTTAATCAAATAACATCTCACCAACGGCCACTGGTACGTTACCAGTCATAGCCTTGGAAAGGAGGCAACGTGCCGATACCGTATAACAGGATCGAGGTAATCGTAGATCAACCAGATCTACCGACTTGGCAAACTACCTGGGCTGGAGTGGATGGCTGCGGAAGCAGTACATGCTACTTTGGTAGCGTGCAACAGTTTTCCGGTCCATCACCCAACTCCTGGGATAGTTATGAGCCAGTATCCGTGAGGGTATCTAAAAATGCTCATTCCTTTAGTGGAAAGAGACATGGATATCCACCGTTCACGTATACACCTTATCATGTTACCAAAACTACTACGAGGCAACATCTGGTCAGACGCCTAGATGGCGCGTCAGGTGTCGTCCGCTTTTACCAATATGGATATAATGGTAAAGAAGGCGGATCCACCTGTCACCGCGTTATCACAAGGGTCGAAACAGAAGGTCCTCTACATAGTATTTGGAATGTGGTATCGCATGATTATACTCAGTTTCCCGAATACGTAGTTCACGGATTCGACGATGCTGAGATTTCCCAAGCTTTAGGTAGTGTCCAGAATGAAGTTACGATCGAAGCACTTAATTCTTACGATCTCTTAACAGAGATTGGAGAATTTAAGGATACTCCTCGTATGCTTAATTCTATGTCTCGCGATGTTTTATCGATATTGCGGGGCATGCGTAATCGTCACGGTCGTGACCTTATGCGGAGATGCGCATTCACTTCTCCTCGTCAACTTCTTAGGAGCCTGAATAAGGCTGTTAGGAAATTGGGAGAAGAGTGGATGGCCTATCGCTATGGGATCATGCCAATAATCTACTCTTGCCAAGATTTAATGAAAACATTAGATCGAGGCCAGAGCGTTGAGACAAGGAAATCAAAGAGTGTGTCTCCTACCGATTTGGGTGTTTCCCTACCCGGTTCAACGTCCACGTTCTTGCGGACTAGAATCGAAGGGAATATCACAATTCGGGGAAACATATTCCAACATTTCACATCTCAAGATATGGCACGTATTTCAAGCGTAGGAATGAATCCCTTAGTAACAGCTTGGGAACTCATTCCGTATTCCTTTGTGATCGACTGGTTCCTTAATGCGGGCGATTATATCGCTGCAAAAACGGGTCAGTCATGGTCATCAAAGAAATGGGCTTGCCTTTCCCAGCGCCGACAGTAGACAATCGTTACAGAAGTTCATTTGCCACAACAAGATGTTTCTTGTACTATGGCAAGGAAAACCTGTACTGGTTGGTACGGAGCGCTTCCTCCTGTGCCCGATCCCGTGATTCTATCGAATCCGGAGGGCTATTTCCCCGTCAAAACGGTGGAAATAGATGGCTACAGTAGGGGCCTCTTTTACGTTGGCGATGCACACTTGGGTTGGAATCCTTCCCTTAATTGGCGAAGGCTTCTTGATTCAGGTGTGATGTCACTTAACCTAATTAGATCTTTAATGAGATCTTTTCGCTAAAGGAGCCATATGGCATCCGTTAACTTAGCAGTTAAAAGTCAGGACAGCTCAGGTATTACCTATGCTGATCCTGCAAAACCTGACATGACTGTCAGATTCCGATTTAACTCCGTAAACAAAACTTTGAACGGAGTTGTGACGCCTAACTATAGTACTGAAGTTATCGCGAACGATAACAACAGTATTACTGTTGGTGGATCACCTGCCCTAGACGCCCTGAGCGTAAGAATCCGGGTTTCCGGTACGCTAGAGTCTAAGGGTCGTTTGCGTGATATACTCACATCCCTTGCGGCCAAAATGGCAACTTGGGAGACCGAGAACGTCATGCAGGGGTTTCGTCCCACCACGGTCCCGGATATCAATGACGCGCTCTAAACCTAGAGTCGACATCATCGATCTCCTTAACCGAGAAAGGACAAGCCTGTGGCATTTGAAAGCTCGATCAGAGCTGTTAATCTTCTTATACGGGATTATGTTGCTAATAGTAATATTAGCGAGCATGATGACCGTACGAGGAGCCTTGTTTCAACAAGGCTCGTTGCTAAATTTGAAGAGCCACGAAGCGATAGCGCCAACAAGCGTCGATCAGACGCTTGGCAACGATGGATCGACTTCGACGACCACCTCGGACCAAGAGGACTATTAGGTCCAACATGGGCCCAGGCGCGACTTATAGTACATGAGATCCTATCCGATTTTCGGATGGGCGATCTCACGTTTACAAACGGTTCTTCTTTTGAGCCGCTTGGTAACCGTACCTCGGTAGCTTGTAAGCTATCGGGTGTATGGACTATTACTGCTGATTGCTTTGAGCTTTTTGCCAAGTATTCATATTGGCATCGAGCTTTGAAGCATGCAGTTAAGAAGCGCTTCAATAGCTACTGCACAACACAGACACTGAGCAAAAGAGAAATAAACCGTATCCTCTGGCGAAGATTCGGGAAGTATCCCGACTTCGCGTATGAGATATACAAGTTTAAACTCTTTTGTATCGTTAAGTTCGTGAGAGGCAACAGATGGTCGACGGTCCCTAAGAATAATCTGAAGGATCGTTCGATTTGTCTGGAGCCTCTGTGCAATATGCTTGTCCAACGAGCTGTTGGATTGGGTCTCCGACGTTGTCTTAAAGACAAACTCGGGATCGATCTCGACACCCTGGCAGATGTGCACAGGGCTAGAATAAGCGACACTAATGTTGCTACGATCGATTTGTCTGATTGCAGCGATGCAATTAGCGTTAAGTTGGTTAGTTACCTGTTACCCAAACGAGTGCTTGGTAAAGTACTCTCTAGTAGGTCAGACATGACCTTATCGCCCGATGATAACTATTATGTTATCAACAAGGTGTCTAGTATGGGTAATGGTTTTACGTTCGACTTAATGACCATAGTTCTCACAGCGTTAACCAGAGTGTTCGATCATCAGTCGACTGTGTTCGGCGACGATATTATTTGTCGCGCGGACGTGGCTGATAAGGTGATTGAAAACTTGCAATTAGTCGGTTTTGTAGTTAATGCTAGTAAAACTAACATTAATACCGGCTACAGAGAGTCATGTGGAGCCCACTTCGTAGATGGATATGGATATGTTACCTCATTTGATATCAAATGGATAACAACACCATATGAGCTTATATCAACCTTGAATAAGGTTGGTATCTTGGCTCAAATCTACGGAGACCCCTATGAAACTCTGCGAGCAAGAATCTGGTCGTGTCTTCCCCGGACTTTGCTGGGGGCGGCCACTTTAAGGCTAGTGGTAGACACGGGCAAGCCACCGTCGTATCAACTTTCTGAGTATGTGCGTTACGGTCCCGTTATTAACGTGGATCCGTCGCCGCATGCTTTAAAGCTGATCCGGAAGAAGCTAAAGGCAATTCAGAAGCCCGGTCGCGTTTCAACTGCGATCGGTTTTCGTGAAGCCCATGCTTCAGCACGTTCGTCTTTGCAAAGTTGGGAATGGGATGTATTTTTCCAATATATCCGTAATTCCCGACTTACGCGTAAGATACCACGTGCTATGGTTAAATCCTCTTTAGTAGCAAGGGTAGGCGAAGAACAAATCGGCTTCGTCGATTCCCTGCTCCCGTAAGGGTGCAAAGAGGTGGGTATTGAGATATATGCTTTGCGGTTATTCCAACCGTAGGCATATGTAACCGGAATTGGAAACAGACAGAAGTCTGCGCCAATATACGATTACCTTTGATCTCTCTCG